CTTTGGCTGCCGAAATACTCACATACGGTCCGCTGCGTGCATCGCCTTTGACGAAAATATAATAGCCGTCAACTGTTCGGCGAATCTCGCCACCCTTATAATTCTGTACTTTTTCAGTGTTTTCCATATGAATCCTCCTGATTATAAATGTACAGATTAGGAGATATTGACGTTATTTGCCGTAGAAAATATAGCGATATTCTTTATAGAGTCGAATAATGATTCGTTTTAGCGTCAAGAGCATATTTATATTATAGTATAGTCCTACCACGACACTTAAAATGGTCAGATTTTATTCAATCAAAAAGAAACAACTCCAGCAAATCATCTAGCTCAATTACCCAGCACGGCGTAGCGATGCTCAACGTTCCATCAAACGCTCTCGAGGCTACTGTTCAAATCACTTTTCCAAAGCAATTCAAAACAATTCCTACTGTAGTTTGTAGCTTTGGTGGCTATGGTCAACCTGGCGACGCTTGGACAGATACTCCGAACTCGTCGTGGGGTGGCTGCGCTTTTAGCGCGGTAGCTGTAACGAACACCTCATTTACTGCTAGATGTCGTCGATTTGATGGCGCACAACTTCTAGGAACGTATTATGTGAATTGGATCGCGATTGGCGAGCAGTAGAATTAGCGGTCAAAAAAAGACACCTCAAAAACGAGGTGTCTTTATACAACAACGACTGCTAATCACAACAATCGCTCAGATATGATACTACTTTTTAAGTGACTGCTCAAGCCTCCAGTTTATTTCACCAGTGACACTACGACCGTTTTCAGCAGCAAGCACCACAAGCCGTTCATATACTTCCTGCTTAATTCGTACATTATAAACTGGTGCAGGTATCTCAACCTTAGACTTGATAATCTTGCCATTCTTTTTTACAATTTGATTTACTATTGGCATATTCGCCTCCTTTTTTTGTGAGGATACCCTAGCGCCAAGCGAGGCGTTAAGTTTATATTAAGTTTAGTTTATCCTGAATCTGATAGGCGATTGCTTCCTGGTCTAACACCTCTTTTAGTTCGTTGAGCGTGTTCATCACCTTTGAGCGTTCGTCTGACAGATAAAGTATTGCTGTTTGTTCAGTTTCACCCTTCCAATATCCGAAAACTGGATATTGTAGAGTGAAAGCTTCGTGATTCTTGCTTAATGTTGAAGCTATTTTGTCTATTTCAAGCTCTTTGGTTTCGTTATTACTTCCGATAAAAGCTTTTATTGTGATTAGTTTCATTGTTGTATCCTCTAGTTGTTAATGTGCCTCGCTTGACTGTCTTAATTATAGCAAAGTTACATACATAATGCAAGCGTTTTGCGTGCATTATGTGAAAAAAGTCAGAGATTTTTTGTTGAACCTGTGGAAAACCCGAATAAAAAGCTACCGGGCTTGCAAACACAGTAGCTTAATTAAAGGTAGAGTTTCAGCTGTTCGGAAATCCCGAATTACTCAACGGCTTCTTTCATCTGTCGTACTAAGTCTAGAATAATAGTCTTAGCTGCGGATAATCCAGCCGCGATTGCAGACAGTGCGGTAGCCATCGTTAAAGCGTATAATTCGTGCCAACTCGCCGCGAATAGCAAGTTTACTAAGTTTACGCCAGCTAGTAAAAATGTCGCGATAAACGTCTGGACAAATGTCCATCCAGCACGGATAGCTACATCTTTATAGTTGATATTCTTTAATGCTTTTAGTTTCATGTCTCCTCCTTATTTCTTAAATAGGCTTATTAGAAAATCGATAATTAGCTGTAGTAAGCTTTTAGCTGGTTTTTCGGTCTTTACTTCAGGTTTTGGCTTAGTTTCAGGCTTTATTTCGGGTTTTATTTCAAACGTCTCAGACTGCTGAGGTTTACTCATTGCTTTCAATTCATCTATAGATATTTTCGACGTTGAAAAATCCAAATTAAATCCGTCAATCTTTCCGCTTTCTGTATATTGGTGGATAAGCGAGCCGTGTGCGTAATTATCTTTCGTTCCATAGTTCGGGTACCAATCCACTCGTTCTAATCCTAGTTTCTGAATAATAGCTTCACCCGCATAAGTGAATACTTGCTTACCAGTTTTCTGTAAAACTAGATTCTTAAACAGCTTCAACTGCTCGAGTGTTCCTTCAAAATCTGGCTCCAAATCGACAAACAAAAGTGGTGCGTTGACAAGTTTTTGAGCTTCAACAAAACGCTCTGCTTCAGTCTTTGCTTCTTCTTCAGTTGAAAAATAAGGTAACCAGTAAATACCTAGCAGTTTATCACCCGCGGCTTTCGCGAACTTGACCAGTTTCGGGTCAATCTTGTTAGCGTCGCCTCCGTAACTTTGACCGACATGACCAGCCTTGAGAATAACACCAGCGAACTTATGTAAATGATTTACAATAGCGTCGTCTTGGTGATTTGAGATGTCCAGAATAATCTTGCTGTAGTCTTGAGTTTCAGGCTTCGGGGTTTCTGGTTTCGGTGCAGATTGAGGCGTCAAATCCGGCAAATCGTGCAAATCCTTATCCTCGAATAGCTGACGGCTCATATATTTACCGCTACGAGCAGTAACGTACCAAACAGTATCGCCAGCGATTGGTTGACCGTTTGTAACATAGCCTTTCATCGCAACAACATCACCTTTTTCCAATTCCTGAAAAATAGCTGAATTCGTGTTGGCTTCGTCGCGAGCGTTGCCGTCTTCTTCCATTTTTCTATCTGTAGGTTGAGTTTCGTCGTAATCTTCGGCTATACATCTGCCGTCGCAGCAGTATGAGAAGCCTAGATAATCAGGTCCATAATTGCCCATCCAGTTCATGAGTTCTTCAATGCTGTTATAAATCCCTCTGGCTCCACTGTGAACTTCGCTGTCATGGATTTCGATTGAGCCATCCTCACGCTTTCGCATCAAAAAGACGTGTCCGTCATCTACATAAATGCCTCTTGAAAAGCCCAAAAATCCAATCACCCAAATGCCAACAGGTGCAGGACCTGTGTTTATACGACCTGCATTTAATTCGTTTAAGTATGCTGTTTGAGCGTTCGGTGAGCGAGTTAGTGAATTAATCGCGTCATCTACATATTGCAAGCACCAACCACTTTGCGCACCGATATTGATATTTGGATTATAGATTTGCCTGACTGCCATCATTGCCTCCTGTTTACGGTTTATTCACGACTCTCACAATTAAATCGACCATAAAGCCAATCACGGTAATTACTGCTGTCATTACGCCAGCACCAATCTTGGCTTCGCTCTTGGACAGGTAATTGCCCTGCATCAGTTCCACGCGGGCTATCAAGGCTTTCAGCTCCTCGGCATCGGCTTTCGATTCAGCCAGTTGCTTGACCGACTCTGCCAACCGCGACACATTATCATTTATTGAACCCAGCCTTTCATTTAGCACATCGTCGCGCGCAGTCATCATGATGCCCAATTCCCGCACCGTTTTGGGTGTTTGATTCATCGATTCATTGTCTCGTTTATTATTCATTCTCACTTACCACATTACAGATTAGACATACTCAACCTTGATCTCGCCGTCAGACGTAGCGAACGCGTAGATTTTGAATGTGTTGCTGCCGAGATCGACCAAGAAATCTGATATATTTAGCCACGTCTGTACACCGCCATTACTTCGTTGGCGCTGGAAATAGCGAGTGACATCCTCTAGCCCCGAGCCGTGGCTGCTGCGCCTACCGACCATCAGCTTAAAAACCATGCCCGACTGATACGTGCTGGATTTCGGCGTAAATACGATTTTGAACCGCCTCAGAAACGTTGCGTCACTCTTGTCGATTGCCGTTTCTAACTTGACACGAAATACCTGCACGCTGTCAGCACCAACACGCTGCGCGGCTTTCATCTCGGTAATTTCACGCTCGCACCGCGTAATGATTCGCGCCATCGTCTCGCCGTCTATCTCTTGAATCCTCATAACATCCTACTTTCGATTGTCAAATCGACACTAGTATTTGCCACCACAGCACACTTCATCTGTGCTAATACACTGCTCAGCCCCTTTCGCACGTACACGTATGCAAACCACTTACGAATATGCCGCGCGTCGCTCGATATTGGTATTATGTAAATACGCGTTGGTGCTGCACTGTTTATCAACATCTTGTCAATAATCAAATCGGCCAACAGGAATGTTTTATCCTTTTTTGCTGTCGCCGTGATGATAAATGGCACGCCAGAGGCTTGCTGTTGCCCACCAACTACACTAACCGCCTGATTAAAATCCCATTCGTCGTTGCTGGCACTCTCATAAAATACCAGCCCGCTTGATGCTATCACCTGGCTAGTCTTGAGGTCGCGGATGTTGCGATCAAGTGACGCCAGGATGTCTGCCAATTGGTTTTCAGGCAACATACTCAGCCGATTCATAGCAGGCTCGCTTTCATACTGAACGATCCCTTGTCGGTCCCCAGAAAAATACACTTGGCGTAGACATATTTCGTCTGCCCTGGTTGCGGATTGTCGATTGAAGCGGTAGCGCTAAACGCCAGTTGATATGGCACCTCTAACTTATTGATATCTGGTGCGCTCTGATAAATAATCCTCCCACCAATTATTTGTGCCCCCGCCAGCGTATCGGGGTTGTCGCCGACGTAAAACTGCGGCAAAAACAGCACGTACGGCCACTGTTGTTTGCGTGCAGTAAATATCGTCTCAATCTTGATTATTCTGCCGCCAAGAAAAGCGGGGTCATGTGTGACGGGTATTATCGCGTCGTATTCCTGTGCACTTTTCGTTTCGTAATAAATAATACCAGAGTTGTTGCTGGTTCTCTGTGTGGCTTTCATTTGCTCAGTGGCACGTAGCAACGCCCGTAACCTACTGATGGCGCGACGCTCCTCCACTAGATTCAATCGCTCGCTCATAGGTCGTAATTATCCAGCGTTAAGGTTATTTCCTCGCTCATGTTCTCGTCAACTTTTACTGATAGCTGCTCGATACGGTAATAGCCACTCAGTGGGCAAGATGAATACTTATTTTGCTCAACTACGATACGATCGCCTACTCCGATATTATTTAGGTCAAATTGCGTACCACGCACTGTGACGCGCGGCAGGTCGACCAGCCGACTCATCACCG